GTAGTGGAGGTTGAGACGCGCTTGGAAGACCTTCCAGAACGGCTCGGCTGAGAACAGCCAGGCGACCTCGAAGTCATCCGGGGATTCTTTGCCGATGCGGACGATGCCGCGGCGCTGGACTTTCATGTCCGGCCGGTTTTCGTTCCAGAGTTGTTCGTAGCCGGCGAGCTGGACTTTGTGCGCGCCGACAATTGCTTTGCTGGTCTTCCAGTCGAGGAGGACGATCTTGCCGTCACGGTCGCGGCTGGGCGCATCGATGGTGCCGCCGAAAAGGTATTCTTCGGAAACCAACTGCACTTCTGGCTCGATGACGGTGAGGCCTTCTTCGTCCCACCAGCGCTTGAAGTTGTTGAACGCGATGGTGGCTTTCTCAACATCCGCGGGGCTGAACTCGGAGAGGTCGGCAACGTGGTTGTGGAGGAAGCACTCAATGAGGAAGTGCGCGATGGTGCCGATGTCGGCGGCTTTATCGCGCACCTTGCGGTAATCCTGACCGTCCATGCCGAGCTTCCACGCCCAGTGGATGAGTCCGCTGCTGTCCTCGCCGATTTTGGCGATGGTTGAGGCGCCGGGAACGTCGGTGCCGTCTGCCAACGGATACTTCTGGTGGGCGCGGGTCTTTTCGAGGCGGACGATTTTGCGCCCGTCCTCGGTGAAGCGATCCGGCTCGGCGGGCTTGGCGGCTTTGGAAGGGGAGCGGCGTTTTGCCGCCCCCCTTGTGGATTTGGTTGTGGTGTTTTTCTTGGGCATAAGAATTACCAGGTGATCTCTTCGTCGTCGGTGCCGGTCTTGCGAGCGGCGGGCTTGGCTTCCGAAACGTCGAAGCCGTAGGCGGTGGCGCTGCCGCCATCGCCCCAAGTGACGAGGTCATGCACCATGACAGCCTTGGGCTGCAGCGTGATGCCGGCGCCGAGCGTGCCGGTGTACCAGCAGTAGGGAACGACCGCGACTTGGATCTTGCTGCCGCCGCCGATGTTGTCGGTGATGATGTCGCCGGAGGCGTTGAAGAGCTTCGGCGCGCGGCTGTAGGTCTCGCCGGCCTTGTCTTTGCCCACGGCTTTGACCTTGAGCTTCAATTGCGTCATACCGTCGTTGTCTTCCCACGGCGCGGCGTGCAGCTTGAGTTTGTCCTTTTTCAGCTCGGCTTTCTTCTCGGCAACGAACGCGGAGAAAAGTTCCTCGGCTTGTTTGATGAACGGTTCGGCTTCCTCGGCGGTCAGCTCGAGGTTAACTTTGAACACTCCCACGTCGTCGAACTTGGTGTCGGGACGGTTGAGGTGAGGATAGCGGGCGATGCCCACGGGTGTGGTTAGGGTTTTGTTTGGCATATTTATGCGTTGGTTGGTTGTGTTTGTGTTGGGACTAGAAAATCGGAGCGGCGAAGGATGGTGAGGAAGTCGGCGGCGCGCAGGGTGATGAGCCACTCCTCGCCGTTGCGCTTGTGGGCGACGACCGGGAAGAGCTTGGCCTTGGCGTCGCGGATGGCTTGGGCCATCCAGTCGCGGATCTTGACGACCTGGCAGAACTTCACCTCAAAGTGGAAGTCGGGCAGGCACGGGCAGACAACGTCCGGCGAATCCCCAAGTCCGCTAAACTGCTGCCCGCGCCTGATCCCAGAGTCGCCGAAGGCTTCGCGCAGCTCGTCGCGCCACATGCGTTCTCCGCGGGCGCCCTTGGCCCTGCTATTCATCAAACCCTCCTGCGATAGTAGCAAACTGACGAAGCGCCGCGGCTTTGGACAAGAACAGATCCGTCACGCATAAGTCGGACTTTCTGTCAATAACCGCCCACTTGCCTACTTGACGAAATTCGGAAATGTCAGAAGCAAACTTACTGTTGTCGCCTGTAAATTGGTGGACATAGTAGCGCAGAGGATGCTCCACAACCCACTCGCGGGAGTCCTGCACGAATGTAGGAACCTTTGCTTTACTCATTGATCGCCTCCACTAATTCCTTGGCTACGGCGAACAAGTCTGACGGCTTGTCTTGGCCCCGCGTCACGTCGCTGCTGTCAGTCAGGCGGCCAACTGGTGCGGTGCCTTCAAAGCGGGTGAGCGAGGGGCGCCATGTGAGGTTGAGCGTGCCGGTGCGGCCGGCGCGGTGCTTCGCCACGATCAGCTCGGCGTCTTGGACTTCCGGTTCCTCGTCTTGCACGGCGTAGTAGGCGGGACGATGGACGAGGCAAACGATGTCGGCGTCTTGCTCGATGCTGCCGGATTCGCGGAGGTCGCTAAGTTTTGGGCGGTTGTCGCTGCGCTGCTCGGCTTGGCGGTTGACCTGGGCGGCGGCGACTACCGGAATGCCTAACTCCATACTCATGGCTTTTAGCCCGCGGGAGACGAAGCCGACCTCGTTTTCGCGGCTTTGGGCGCCGGAATGGCTGACGAGTTGCAGGTAGTCAACGAAGATGCATTTGACGCCCCAGCGGCGGACGGCGAGGCGGGCGCGGCCGCGGATGTCTAAGAGGGTGAGGCCGCCACGGTCGTCCACATAGAGGGGTTCTGTGGAAAATTGCGTGGCGGCGTCGAAAATCCTGTGCTTGATCGATGCGGTCAAAAATCCGTTCCGAATGATCTCGGTGTTGGTCTCAGCGCGGCCGAGGACTACGCGCGCGGCGAGTTCGTTCGCGGGCATCTCGAGCGAGAAGTAGACCACTGGGATGCCGCGGCGGGCCATGTTGTCGGCCATGTTGAGCATGAGGGCGCTTTTGCCCATAGCAGGGCGGCCGGCGATGATGGTGAGCTGGCCTCCGCGGAGTCCGCCGGTGACTTGATCGAAGTCGCGGATGCCGGTTTGCAACCCGAGCTTGCGACCGCCGGCCATGAGGCTCTCCAGCTCTTCAAGGAGTCCCGGGACGATGGCGCTCGGGGCGCGCATGGAGTCGGTGGCGGTGGTGAGGGAGAGGCTGAGGACGCTTTCGCCGGCTTGTTGGAGGACGCTGTCGGCATCGGTGGCCATGTCTTGGGCGGCGGCTTGCATGGCGACCGAGGCGTCGATGATGCGGCGGCGGGCGTGGAGGTCGCGCAATGTCTGCGCGTGATATTCGACCGCGGCGCTGCCGCCGGCGTAGTCGCCGAGCATCTCGGTGAGGGCACCGGCGCCGCCAACGAAGTTGAGCTTGTGCTGCGCGTCAATGCGCTGGGTGACGGCGATGACGTTGGGCGTGCCGCCTTCACCGCGAACTTCGGCGATGGTCTCGTAGATGAGGCGATGCGCGGGCGTGTAGAAAAGGTCGGCGTGGATGCCGGAGACTTCGTCGCAAAGTTTGGGATCGGCCATGAGCGAACCGAGGACGGTGCGCTCGGTGGCGGGGCTTTGTGGGACGGTGCGTTTCATTTTAGGCGGCGCCTCCGTCGTCATTGTTTTCCAAGATGACTATGACAATGAACGTCAGGACGATCAGCACTAGGTAGGTGAGGATGAGCGCGTTCATGGGCGCGGCGCTCCTTCTTGCGGCGATACAAATCGGCACGCCACTTGAGCCACTTGTCGGCGGCTTCGTCCACGGCGATGATGTCTTCGGCGATGTGTGGCCATTGTTGTCGGAGGAGGCGTTTGGTTTCAGCATTCATAGGTCGCCGGTGGGTGCTGCAGTGTGGCGGCCTGCGTCATCTGTTGGCAGATGTTGGCATATGTAGGCATACGCTTCAAGGGTTTTTTGGGAGGATCGGCCATTTTTTTAGATGGCCAAAATCGCGGGGTTCGCTGACGGAGGTGACCTGACCGCAGATGCCGCAGCTGTCTTCGTGCCAGGTGGAGATATGGCCAGCGGGCATGCCGCGGCCGTGGGCTTCGCCGCATGGGCGGCAGATCCAGGCGGGATACGGGAACTGCTCGCGGACCTTGGTGAGGATGTCGGAGAGCGAGTCTTCTTTGTGGAAGATCGCCTCGTAGTTGGCCCGGTAGCGGTCGCCGTTGACCGGACGGGGGCTGTCGCCTTTGCCGGCGCTCATCGCTTCACTTCCTCCCAAAAGACCTTCCGGTAGTGCTCTTCCAGCTTTTCCATATTCTTCAAGGCGCCCAAGTCCTCGGCGATGCGTGGGATATCCCACGACATGGGCATGTGCTTGAGGCGGGCGCGGGCCTCGCGGCGGATCTCGGCGGGGATGCGCTTGATTTTGCCCGGAGTGCCCAGCTCGGTCAGGAAGTGGCGGGCCTGAGCGATGGCACGGGCTTGCTCGTAGGGAAGGCTCATCGGATGCCGGTCGCCTCTTCGATGGCGTCATGCGCCTCGTTGGCGACTTCGTTAGACGGCTTGACGCAGCGGTTGATGACGCGGATGAGGCGATTGTTGGAGCGGATCAGCTCGCGGACCTGCGACTCTAGCGAGGCGGTGTTGTCCGCGAAGTTGGAGCCGAAGCCGACTGAGCCGACAACCAACTCGGGGATCATGGCGCTCATTTGCGCGCCCTCCGTTTGCCGCGGCCGAAGATGAAGCCGGAGTTGCGGAACGATGGCTGGGTGATCAAGCCGCGCTTGGCGAGGAAGCGGTCGCACGCTGCGTTGATCGACGTGGCCTCAAGCATGAGCCGGCCGAACAGCGGGCCGGTGGGTTCATATTCAAGGGACAGGGTTTTGCCGTTGTGGAAAGTCATTTGCTGCGGGCCTCCTCAAGTTCGGTGGCGAGTTGGCGGACGAGGGCGCGCAGGGCCATAATGGTGGCGATGCTCTCGTCGGCGATCTGCTCAACGTATTCGACGTTGATGTTGAGGTTGGTTTTCGGCGCCTTGGGGGCGCTCGCCTTTTTGGTGCTTTTGGCGGGTTTCATAAAATTACTGGTCAAATGTACAGTTGGGGGTCGGACATTGGCTGTCTTAGGTGTTAATAGAAAATCGATAACTTAGGGGGGGGGCAATCAATTATTGGGTTTGGGTTAATGATTCTGCGACGGTGTTAAGCAAATCCCAGTTACCGGGCTTCCGGTGCTTGTTTGGGTCGTAGCGGACGCTGACGCGGTTGCTGATGTCGTCGAATGTCCAGAAGACAAATTGATTGAGGTCGGGTAGGTAGGCGGCCAGCACGTCGAAGTCGTGGATCTCGTAGGGACGGGCTTTCAGTCCGCCGGTGGCGCGCTTGACGGAGACGTGGTAGGCGCCGCGGTCGAGGGTGGCGGTCTTGACCTGGACGGCGATCGGGCGGACGCCGGCGCGGGTCAACATCACGTCGGTGGTCTGGGCGTGGCCGAAGGGCGTGAAGATCTCCCAGTCGTGAACTTGGGCGCCGACAATGAAGAGGGATTCGGAGATCTCTCCTTTGCGGCAGGCAGATAGGACAGCGCCTCCGGTAATGGGGGCGTGGATGCCGTCTTCGAGGGCGAATAGGGTGCTCATGGGTTAGGCTGCGTTTTCTTTGGCGAACTGCTCGCGCTGTTCGGCGAGGTGTTTTTCTAGGGCGGTTTGTTTGGGTTGGCCTTGGGGTGGCAAAGTGACGAGCTTGGGCGCGGTGGGTGGCGGGTCTACGAAGACTCCGCGCCAGCCGTGCTTGACGCTCTTGCGCAGGGCTTCGGCGGCGGCGGCTTCGTTGACGGCGGCCAAGTCATCGATGATGCGCTTGGCGGCGGTGGGCGTGAGCGGGGCTTTGATCTCGCGGCGGTGTTGGGCGAACTCGGCCCAAGCGCTGGCGAGACCGGGGCCGTGGGGCAGGGGCAGGGACGATGGGTCGAATTTGGGAGCGGGGGCGCGTTTGGGTTTCGGGGCTTCCTTTTCCGAAGAAGGTAGCGAAGGCGATGAAATCGCCGGAGTGGGCGCGTCAGCGCTTATTTCGGTTTTCTTTTGGTTCTTTTGGTTGGGGTGACGCTGCGTCACCATCGTTAGTGACGTGGCGTCATCATCATTGGTGACGCTGCGTCCTTGATGACGTGGCGTCCTTGATGACGCTGCGTCATCATGAATGGCGCTGGTCAGCAGCAGCCAGTCGCACGCCATGCGGCGGCCGTTCTCGATGCGAGTTGAGGCGATCAGCTTGATGATTCCTGCGGACTGCAGCCGCCCGAGCACGTCGCCAACCCGGCGGGTGCTGATACCGGTCATCTCCGAGAGCTTGCCCTTCGAGGCGTAGCAGTCGTAGGGATCGGCAAGGTCGGCCAAGGCCAGCAGCACCAGCTTGTCCATCGGCGCGAGCTTCTGCGGCCACGCCCATTTGCGAGCTGCGGTGCTCATCGGCGCCACCTGTTGCGCCGGATACCGTCGCGGTTCTCGAAGACGAGGCGGCCCTCAGTGTCGGCCTTAACGTACACACACTTGATCCGCTCGCCGGCCGACCAGTCCGCGGCGTTTTGCACTGAGCAGATCACCGGCTCGCTCCAGTCTGGCACCGAGACGTAGAGCAAGCGGGTGTTGGGGATCTTCTTGGGGAGAACGGCGCCGGTCACTTGGTCGCCGGGTTGGTAGCCGACCTGTTTGGCGACAGTCTCGGCAAGCTGTTGGTCGGTGACTGGGGCGGCTTTGAGGGTGGCTTCTGGGGGATTTTCGGCAGGTTGACTGATGGGTTGGCTGATTGTTGACTTGGCGGCGGCTAGGATGTGCTTGATCATAAAGTGTTTTTGCAAAAAATTTCGGGGGTTGCTATCGGTGGGGGGTATTTGCAAAAGTCAAAGCATCGACCCCCGCCCCCCCTGGTCGGACAGAGGAATATGCTTGTTGATGTGCAGATATGAGCGAAGTAGTCATGACCTACATTGTATATGGTTATGATCACGATGCGTTGATATGCAATGGTTTACGGGACATTGATCTCGGCGTTATCAGCGCGATCCGGCAGTGCAGCGGCCTTTTGCGCGTCCGGCTCCCGA